TTCAATTTTGGCATCTGAAGCCATTTTGAGAAAACACATGAACAAGATGGATATATGAATCATAGTGTTCCATGGCGTAGTCATGACATCTCCCGATTTGATACCATCCGTTGTACGAACAACTAAACCATCTTCCATGATGACAAGGCCGCACAGCATGGCGTCCGTCAATTCGCGCAACATCGCGAGATTTTCAGCCGTTTGCAACTTCGCATCGAACAATTTGAAAGAAACATTCAAAACCGAATAGACCCAATGACTCTGAACAGAACGATCCCACCCAGTGAAATCGTAACAAACGATCTTTCCTCGAGGACCTGCCTTCGAGATTAAAGCGTTAAACAACCGATTCCAATTGCCATGATAATGGCTACGACCCGGATAATACCAAGTGGTTCCTGGCGGCGAACGCGGGTTCTTACCAGCATTGGAATCGATTAACTTTTGAAATTGATCCCCCAACATGTGCATCTTGCAATAATACATATCAATCCCTCCGCAAGCGAAGTTGCGAGCATTTTTTCCATAAGTACGAGTTTCTTCTTTCAGAGTGGCAGAATATGGCATCGCAACACGAACCCCTAACCCATTTGCAGCCCGTCGTATTGAAGCGAGAACCTCCAGGAAGCGGGCGTAATGCTTCGTAAACGCCAAAACCTCCGCTTTCGTATGGAGTTGTGGTTCGCACATCGTATCCCACGGTCCGGGACTTTTGTTCATGTGTAAGCGCTCAGTTATATCGTGATAACCTAAAAAGATAGAATCACAAGCCGATCGACGCAAATGCGCATAAACCTGATTTTCGACGAACTCCAACATGGAAGGATCATAATTAGAACTAGGAAGATCAAAAAACTTTCCAAATTCGGCATATGACATATCGTACGATGGGTCCGGGACACGATACTTGTTGTTGGGCACAGTCACCCCAAAACGCACTGCCATAAAATTAAGATAATGATCGTTCTCAGCTTCTTTCATCGTCATCTTAGAAAACTTTCGAACTTGTCCTACAATCGAAGCCGATAATAAATATCGCTGTTCATGTTCGAATGTAGCACGCATCAAACGTGATCGCGGCTTACTGATTCCTGGATACAACCGCA